TATTTTTATAACGGCAAATGGATGGCACCTAAATATACTACTGATGGAGTGCATCTTACATATGCAGGATATCAATTGTGGAAAGAAACAATACAAGCATATATCAATGAATGATTCGCAATTGGTTGAAACAGCGTCACGAAATAGTTTTATATTCAAGGCACCCTTCTGGGTGCCTTTTTACAGTACAGCGAGAGGGGTGATATCATTTGTCGGAATCCAATAAGGTTTACTGGGAAAAGCGTCAGGTACAGAAATACCTCTCCGGAGAAAAGCTAGTCAGTGATTACTACCGAGATCTGAAGAAGTCCTTCGAGCAGTCAAAGAGAGAGATCGAGAAGGTTATCCGTGACTTTGTTATGCGGTACGGCGTTGAGAATGAATCGCCTTCTTATGCTGACGCACTCCAGAAGCTCAATCAGGTTGAGATCGGTGATCTACAAGCCTTTATAGACAAGGCAAAAGAGAATATGGGTAAATATAACCTCGAACTCAATAACATGTCCATACGAGCCAGAATAACGCGTTACCAGGCACTTGAAAAGCAGATCGATATTGTACTTCAACAGCTGTACGGTATCGAGTATCAATACAAAGGCGAGGAGACACTGAAAAACATCTATTCTGACTCATATTATCGCACCTGGTTTAATCTTGATCAGTATTTTGGATTTCATGCAGAGTTCGCTCAGATCAGTGCCAAGACGGTTGAGGAGCTGATCCGGTACCCGTTCGATGGTGCTAACTTTTCTGGACGGATTTGGAAACAGAAAGCACATCTCCTGCAGCAACTTAATGAAAGCGTCACAACCATGTTAATCCAGGGACGAAATCCCCGGGAGCTGGCTGGTGAGTTTTCAAAGAAGTTTGTAACAAAGGAATATGAGGCATATCGGTTGCTACATACTGAGGCATCATTTATCATCGAGCAGGGGACGCAGGCTGCATACAAGGAAGATGACATTGAAGAATATCAGTGGTTAGCTACTCTGGATATGGTCACATGCGAACACTGTCAGGAGAGAGACGGGAAGAAATTCAAGACATCCGAGGGGGTTGTCGGAAAGACAATACCTCCTCTTCATCCTTTTGATCGTTGTACAACCATTCCTGTTATTGGTGAGGAGGATGAGGATGAAACCAGGGTTGCCCGTAATAAGACTACCGGAAAGAACTACAAGGTACCTGCCTCGGTGACTTACAAGGAATGGAAAGAAAAATATGTATAAGGAGGGGAATGTGATTGAAAGTAAATGTTTTAGGTACTGAATATGAAATAGTGGAATTGCCCGCTGATCAGCTCAAAGGGATGGCAGGCGAAACGGATTTTTACACAAAGGAAATTCGATTAAGTGACTTATCTGATACATGTATTAAGAGCATGACGGTAAATATTGAGGCTTTCAAAAGAGATTCGCTTAAGCATGAAATTATCCACGCGTTTCTTTTTGAAAGCGGATTGGATATGCAATCTGGTGATACTGAAAGCTGGGCGCAAAATGAGACTATGGTTGATTGGATAGCATTACAGTTTCCTAAGATTTTTAAGGCATTCCAAGATGCCGATTGTTTATAGAGAGGAAGTGATCCAAAATCTCCCTTGTGACCGGGGTTAAGGTCTTATTTTTATGCACGGAAAGGAATAATGTTGTGACAAAGAAAGTTAACAAACATCCCGAATACAACCTTCAGCAATCTATATCTAAAAATGGGAAGAAGTATGGTGTCGGAGTAGGGAAGGATGATGATGGCTATTTTGTTCATACCCACAGAGCCAGAAGCAAGAGCTATCCCAGCAAGAAAGATATACCGGTTAAGGATTTGAAATTCATTAAGTCCACCGGTTAAAGAGCATAGTAATATGCTTTTTATGTCCGGAATGACTTGAAACTACCAAATACTCTGCCGGAGAATAACGGCTATATCCCAACACCCGGAGAGCGGGAATAATAATCTATGGAGGAATTACAATGGAATGGTTAAAAGTTTTACTTGAAAAAGCAACAATCACCGATGGGAAACTTGATATAGATGCCTTAATGAAATCTATCAAAGAAGAGTTTCCTAAGAATGCGGTACCGAAGTCAGAGTTCAATACTCTGAACGATACCAAAAAGGACCTGGAGCAACAGATCAAGGATAGAGATAAGCAGCTAAAAGACCTCGGTGAAAAGGTCAAGGGAAATGAAGAAGCCGAGAAGACTATCAAGAATCTCCAGGAAGCAAACAAGAAAACCAAGGATGAATACGAAGCCAAGGTGAAGGAGCTGAAGTTAGATGCTGCTATTCAAGCAAAGTTATCAGAAGCCAAGTATCCGGAGCTAATGATCGGAAGAATTGACAAAACAAAATTATCAATATCCGAAGACGGAACAATTCTCGGTATTGACGAGCAGGTAGCTAAGCTTAAGGAAATCTACAAGGATCAGTTCAAACCTGCTGTAACCGGTAACGATCCTTACAATAAGGATAAGCCAGCTTATACAGGTAAAAATCCTTGGAAGAAAGAAAGTTTCAATTTAACCGAGCAGGGCAAACTGTTAAAGGAACAGCCTGATCTTGCAAAACAACTTATGGCACAAGCCAAATAGAAAAGGAGATATAAATTATGGCAAAGACTCAAATTAGTGATGTAATTGTCCCCGAAGTATTTAACCCATATGTTATTCAAAGAACCGCAGAATTATCCGCACTGTCTCAGGCTGGCATTATTTCTAATAACCCGGAACTGGATGCGCTTGCTATAGCAGGTGGCAAACTCATTAACATGCCTTATTGGAACGACCTCACTGGTGATGATGAAGTGTTATCCGATTCCGGAGCGCTTACACCGCAAAAGATCACTGCTGGACAGGATGTTGCTGCATTGTTTATGCGTGGTAAGGCTTGGAGCTCTAACGACCTTGCAAAAGCATTATCCGGTGATGACCCAATGGCTGCTATTGGTGATTTAGTAGCTGCTTATTGGTCAAGAATGAGACAAAAGTTATTGTTCTCAATGCTTAAGGGTGTGTTTGCTAGCACCACAATGGCTTCTGAACACGTGCTGGATGTAACAGCTGTTAGTGGCGGTGATACATTAACTGGGAGCACTTTTATTGATGCCCTCACTCTTTTAGGAGATGCAGCCAGCAAAATTACCGCTGTCGGTATGCATTCTAAGGCTTATGCATCCCTGCAGAAACAGAACCTGATTGACTTCGTCCCTACTTCGGATGGAAAGATTATGATTCCTACATACCTTGAAAGAAAGGTAATTGTAGATGACGGTTGCCCCGTTAATACCAGTACCGGTGTATATACTACTTACTTATTCGGAGAAGGCGCAATCGGTTTAGGCAATGGAGCTGCACCGGTTCCCACCGAGACAGATCGTGATTCTCTTGCAGGTGATGATATCCTGATCAACAGACAGCACTTTGTACTGCATCCAAGAGGAGTTCAGTTTAAGAATGCATCTGTTGCTGGTTCTTCTCCTAGTAACGCTGAAGCAGAATTGGCTGCTAACTGGGAGCGCATATACGAGAAGAAGAATGTCCGTCTGATCAAGTTCGTGCATAAGATCTAATTAACCGGGAGGGGCCTTACGGCTCCTCTGTTCTTTTTGAAAGTGAGGACATAATATGTCAAAGATAGATCAATTTAATGATCATACCTATGTTGGCCCTGATTACTTTGAATACCTAAGACAAGTTGAGAAGGCACTTGCAGGTGATATCATATTATCAGTTACTCCTGCCACACCCGGATCATCTGCTGCCGCAGTTGCTACAGCAATAGCCGGGGCTGCCGGAAAGTTCGTCAGAACTGTTAAATTTGAACTGAAGGATGCAGCTAGCAATATTCATACATGGTTCAATGGTAAGATCGATTTGACCATAGCGGAAACTACCGTTGGAACTGGTGTGGCTGCTATTGCTGGATCGGCTACTTCCGTTACTCTTACAGAGGGTGTTGGAAGCATCAATATTGAATACACAGGCGTATGGGCTGCTGCAGACACTAGTACTTTAACAACAACCCAAAGAGATATAGTAGGCGTGACCATTGCCGCTAAAACCTCCAAGGATACACTCGTAGCATAGGAGGGTATAGATTATGAGCGCAACGGCATTTCAGAGAATGAGACGCGAGGCAGAAACTAAGAAATTAGCTAGAGCTGCTGAAGAGCAACAGGAGCCTCGTGTTTTGACGAACAAAGAAATAAAAGCCCTGCTCGATGAAAAAGGCATTGAATATGATGCCAGGGCAAATAAAGAAACTTTATTGAAACTGTTAGAGGGTGCTGAGTAATTGGCGCCCTTTCTTTTTGAGAGGAGCTGATCCAGTGCTTAGTGTAGACTTAATTAAATTAGTAAAAGCCAATCTAAAGATAACCAACACATCAAGGGACTTGGATATATCAGATCTCATCCTGGAGGCTCAGTCGTTTTGTAATATCGCGGAGCTGCCTGCAACATTGGAACCATGGTTAAGGAAGAAGGTCAAGACCATTATCAACTACGAGGCAGAGAGCGGTACCGATGCAGTGTTTGATGTGAAGTCCATCCATGAAGGAGATACTACCACTACCTATAATGTTGATCAGGTGTCCAAAGAGACCATCTATGGATTGTCCGAGGCTGATAAGGCTATTCTCCGGAGATATAGGGGGCTGAGAAAATGACAGCATTGCAGAGATTATGGAAAGATCGCATGGATATCTACAGATTTAAGGAAGAAACCGTAAATAATACGACCACGAATGTAAAGCAAATAATCAGCACCGGCATTAGATGCCACTACAGCAAAGGTTCCTTGACCAATGCAGGAGAGGAAGGGGTTCCGACACTGATTAATACCTATTCAATATTCTGTGCCCTAGAAACGGATTTGCGAGAAGGTGATGAGGTGGTTGTGACTCAGCGCAATGGTCGTCAAGTCACCTTATCGGTCGGGGAGTGCTTCCCGTATTCGGCACATCAGGAATTCCGGGTGAAGCGGAGCGAGACAGCATGAATAATTACAATCATAATCGCGCTGAAATTGAGAAGCTTCGCAAACAGCTCCGATCGATGTTCAAAGATATCTCCGAGATCGATGCCAGGGTATTGACAGTTTCAGTTAACAAAGGCGTTGCCAGTGCGAAGAGGAATACTCCGGTAGTTACCGGTTTCATGCGTAAGATGTGGGGATCAACTCCCACGAGAAGGAAAAAGCGTAAGGGTGCAGAGAAAGGTATGTACAATGCTGCTGATTATTCGTCTTATGTAAATGATGGCCATCGATTGGTTAATGGTGCCGGTGAGACAATCGGATTCGTTGAAGGTCAGCATCAGCTCGAAACAGCTGAGAAAGCAGTCAGGCGTTCTATGAGGCAGGAATTTTCCAAGGAAGTAGAAAGGGTGAACCGAAAATATGATAAGTGAGATTAGACAAGCAATCATGGATAAGTTGGCGGAAACCTTACCTGCTGTGACACGGCGATACATGGATAATGTTCCTCAGAATTTTAAGCCAGCAGCCTTCTTGCTAACTGTAATTGATCAGGAGTATGGTAAGCGCCTCAGTAGAAAATATAAATCAACAATCAGTTTTGACCTCGCCTATTTCTCTGGTGCCGGATCAGCTGATATAAAAAGTGACTGCCTCGCAAAGCAAGAAACGCTTATGCGAGGTTTTGATTTTGTCGGGACTTACAAGGTCTTGAACAAGACCGCAAAGATCACCGACAACGTATTGCATTTGATGTTTGATATTCAGTACTCAGAAATGGTACCGAATGCCGATCCGCTGATGCAGTCACAAGAAACTAATACAATTATTTAAAGAAAGGGATGTGAGACATGTCAGGAACATGGGAAAGTCAAAATAAAGTCCTTCCGGGAGCATACATCAATTTCCGTACTAATGCGCCGCTGTCGATCACTCCGGGAGCCCGGGGCGTAGCGGTGATTCTGCAGGAAATGAATGTAGGTACTGCAGGTGAAATGTACAGAATCACAGCAACTGATACCAGCAAGTATCCGGATGGAATTTCAGCGGCTCAGAAACTGCTAGTAAATGAGGCATTGAAGGGTGCACAGACGGTTATTTTATATAACCTCGGTACCGTACCAGCCGACGATGTTGTCCTAGAAGATGCTCTGGAAGCTTTGCAGACATTGGATTTCAATGCGGTTGCGTATCCGTATACTGGATCTACATACACCACTAATCAGGGTACTATCAAGACCTGGATAGATGCAATGCGTAACGATGAGGGTAAGAATATTCAGGCGGTTCTTGCTGGTAGCGCCGGAGATTTCGAAGGTGTAATCAATGTCACCAAGGGTGTTAAACTTGCTGACGGAACAGCACTAACGGTTGCTCAGTGTACTGCTTGGGTAGCAGGTATTACAGCAGGTGCCAATATCAATCAGAGTAATACCGGTCGTAAATATGAAGGCGCTATCGATGTAGTGCCTCGTATGACCAAGCTTGAGATGGAAACTGCGATTGCAGCCGGTGAATTCATCTTTAAGGTGGATACAGCTCAGAATGTTACGGTAGTCTATGATATCAACAGCCTAACAACCGTAACCACAGATAAGGGCCCGGTTTTCAAGAAGAACCGAGTTATACGTACCATTGACGGTATCAACAATGATATCGCAGAGATTTATGAAAGTAACTATATCGGCAAGGTAAATAATAATGAAGACGGCAGATCACTCCTCAGGGCAACATTGATTGAGTATTTTAATCAGCTGCAGAGCATGGGAGCAATACAGAATTTTGTTCCTGATGATGTTACGGTCGAAGCTGGTACGGCTTCTGACGCAGTAGTGATTACTTGCCGTATCCAGCCGGTTGACTCTATCGAGAAGATTTATATTACAGTTAATCTGTAGGAAAGGAGGATAAGCCGTGGAGAACTATACAAGAATATCTGATACGATCAGCTCTTCCGAAGGTAAGGTTTTTATTACGGTCGATGGACGAGTCAGGGAACTGTTTGAGGTTCAGACAATGAGGGCACAGATTGAATTGATCGTAACAGCACGTAGGATGCTCGGAAATCGCATGGAGCAGCACAAGGTTGTAGGTGCAAGAGGTACCGGGTCCGCGACGCTGTATTTCATGAACAGCGAGCAACTTAATAACACGATCGAGTATATCCGGTCCGGAAGGTTTGCGAACAACAAACTGCAGGTAAGGAATGAGGATCCGCAATCTACCATAGGTAAGCAGGAAGTTGTTCTGCTTAATTCCATCTTTGCTACTATCCCGGTAGCTGCAGTCGAGGAATCGGATGATCCGATCACCTTTGATAGTGATTTCACCTTTGACGGAATTGAAAAACTCAGTTCCTTCGCATTGCCAAGTAATTATAGATAACCATAAACAAGGGGGCTTCGGCTCCCTTTATTTTTTTAAGGAGGAAATACATGAGTTCATTGAAAGCGTTTTTAAATCCGGTAAAGATTGAGAATAAAGAAGTTGTTGTGTCTGACAGATTCAAGGAAAATGGTAAGCCGGTACCGTTTATCATTCGCCCCATTTCCGAAACGGAAAACAAGGATCTGATGAAGAAGCACACCAAGGAAAACAAGAAGGGCAAGGAGCATTTTGACCGATACGAATATATACATGAGCTTGTTGCGTCTGCGGTAGTGTTTCCGGATCTGACCAGTGCTGAATTGCAGGAGGTTTATGGTTTAGGGACTGTCAAGTGTCTCAGTAATATGCTCAATGTAGGAGAATTTGCAGTGCTATCCGAGGCAGTCACAGAACTGAGCGGTCTGGATACTGATATTAATGATAAGATTGAAGAAGCAAAAAACTGATAAGGCAAGGTGATCCTGAAGCATGTTTGGCTCACTTTGCCCTACAGCAACTACAAATCAGACCAAAGGTATTAATAGGAGAATGCACTATATTGGATCCAATCGGTGATGAGGAACGTGCATTTATTTACGGAAGTATCCAATCAAGGATTGAAACCGAAAAGAAAGACGCACCAAAACATAATTTCCGGAGAGGAGGTCATAGAAAATAATGCCTAGTTTAAATGCACTATTCAGATTGTATGATAAGTATTCTTCAACCGCTGATAAGATTATCGGTAAGACCGATAAGGCAACGAATAAGATCTTAAACGCCTCCGGTGCAACCGATAAATTCAACTCTAAATTACAGGCTACCGGCGCATCCGCTTCCAATGCATCCAATGGACTAGGTAAATACATCAAAGTAGCTGCAGCGGTAACATCTGCAATTAAAGGGATGGAAATCACAGATACATACTCAAATACGCAAGCGCGACTTGACTTGATCAATGATGGTCTTCAGACTCAGGCGGAGTTGCAAGACAAAATCTTTGCAGCTGCTAATCGGTCGAAAGGAGCTTATTCAGGTATGGCCAACGCTGTATCTAAAATGGGATTATTGGCCTCTGAAAGCTTTAACTCGAATGATGAACTGATTGCATTTACAGAGCTGATGCAGAAATCCTTTAAAATAGGCGGAGCAAGCACATCGGAGCAATCATCTGCTGTGCTTCAGTTAACACAGGCAATGGCCGCAGGAAAACTCCAGGGGGATGAATTCCGGTCGATCATGGAGAATGCCCCGATGCTGGCTGATGCAATCGCCAAATTCACCGGTAAGTCTAAGGGTGAATTGAAGGAGATGTCTGCAGACGGTGCAATTACTGCAGATATAATCAAGGGAGCAATGTTCACCGCTGCCGATGATATCAACGCTAAATTTGCTAAGATGCCGTTTACCTTTGCTGATGTTTGGAACCGTATTAAAAACGGTGGTACAAAAGCGTTTTCAAAGCTGATGGAAAAGGTGAATAAGTTGATAAATACCGATAAATTCATGAATGCCGTCGATAAGTTTATAGGTGTTCTGTCTCTGGCTGCGGATGCCGCTGGATGGCTTGTCGATACAATCGTAGAGGGTTGGGATGTGATAGGTCCAATTTTAGCTTTAATAACCGGATTATACTTAATCACTATGATAGGACAGCTCTGGGCGATGATACCGCCTCTGTTGGCTCAAGGTGCAGCATGGCTTTCGATATATTGGCCAATTCTATTAATCATCGGAGTTATAGCTCTTGCAATAGTAGCTGCTAGACATTTCGGTGCAAGCTGGGAAGATATATTCGGATTTGTTGGTGGAATCGTTGGCGTATTCGCAACTTACTTTTATAACCGGTTCGTGATGATCTGGAACGCAGTGGCAGCATTCATCAATTTCTTTGGCAACGTATTCAATGATCCGGTTGCTTCTATCAAGGCACTGTTCTTTGATATGTCAGTGACCGCACTTGGATATATTGAAAAACTCGCCCAGGGAATAGAGGATGTACTGAACAAGATTCCCGGTGTCAACATTGACTTAACAAGCGGATTGGAGGCATACAAGAATAAGTTAGCAGCTGCTTCAGAATTTGTGAAATCAAAGGCGGACTTAAAGACCTATGTACAGAGCAAGGAGTTTATGGATTTCAGCGAAGGATGGACCAGAGGTAGTGACATGGGCAAGAATGTCCTGTCAAGCATCAATGATGCGTTTGGTGGGCTTACAGACCTGATGTCTGGGGCCAATGACAAAGGCACTACATTCGATCCGACGATTATACAGGGTATCGGTAATGGCGGTAAGGTTGAAGTCGATATGTCTGAGGAGGATCTGAAGTACTTGAGAGATGTTGCCGAGAAGAAATTTATTAATAAATTCAGTACAGCGACACTGGCACCAAATGTTACCTTTAATTTTGGCGATATTCATGAAGAAGCTGACGCGAATAAGCTTAAGGGTACATTGGAGAAAATGATGCGCGAAGAAATAGCGGTTGCAGCAGAGGGGGATTATTAATGTCAAGTTATGCAATCTTCTTTAAAAAAGATGACACTGAGTACCAGCTTCCATATCAACTTCCCGTCAATCCGGAAGAAATAAAAGTCTCCTCTGTGCAATCGATAGAGAAATACGAAATACTAAAACAAGGTCAGATTGCGCTACCTGCACACATGGAGCTAACGGAATATTCATTCGAAACAGAATTACCCAGAGAAGCTTATCACTATGTTCAGACCGCGAACGAATTCTTGGATGCAGATTACTATCTAAACCTATTCAGCGCTTGGCGTAAATCTCTGGAACCGGTGCGTTTTATTGCGGTCAATGGAATTGGCGAGGATATTAATAAACTGGTTCTAATCGAAGGGCTGGATATTGTTGAGCAAGCCGGCGAAGAAGGAGATAAGCATATCAATATTAAATTAATTGAGTGCCCTCCACATGAGAAGAAAGTGATTGATATCATTGAGGTATTTTCAGTCAGCAATACTGCGAAAATTAAGAAATCAAAAAATGAGGATGAAGTATCAGCAAAAAGTTCCGGATTTCATATTGTACAACCCGGTGAAAGCCTGTGGATCATTGCAAATAAGTATTACTCAGACGGATCCAAATGTAATATTATCTTTAATGCAAACAAGGACAGGATTAAGATCCCCGGATTAATAAAGACTGGTTGGAAATTGAAAATTCCTGCTAAGTCTGAGTTTTCGAAATACTCTGCAGCATTGCCGGCTACCACTCCAAAGGCTTCGGCGCCAAAAGCCATCACTTCGTCTACTTCTTATGAACAGGGCGTGGCTGGTGTAGCGGTGGTCCTGGATAAACTTTATGGCAAGACTAACTATACTGGCGGCACTAGCAGCTACGGTCGAACACACTCTTCATCGGGAGGTGGATTTTAATGGAATTTCTTGTTGAGACTGGTGGGAAAATATGCGTTATCAGCAAACTTGTTAATTCAGTCAGCTGGAAAGATACATTGAATGATGGATGTAGCAAGTTAGATTTTTCATTTGTTGATAAGACATTAAATATAGCAAACGGGGATACTGTTAGGTTTGTTTATGATGATGTTAAGTACTTCGGAAAAGTATGGAAGAACGGTACGAATAAGAAACTTGAAAAAACCATAACGAGCTATGATCAGTTGCGTAGAGCGAAGGTAAAGGATACTATAGTATGCAAAAAGGATACGGTCACAACACTTACGGCAAAAATGTGTGATTATCTTGGATTTACAAAAGGAGACCTGCTAAACACCGTATATCAATTACCGATATCGGTTCAGGATGATAAAACTTGGCTTGATATCATTTATGGAGCGATCAAGGATACGCTTATTAGTACAGGCAAACAGTATCTTCTAAGAGATGAATTTGGCAAAATTATGATAAGGAGCATAGAAGATTTGCAGATCAATCTTATATTAGGCGATGGAAGTCTCTGCTATGATTATGAATACACAAAATCAATCGATGATAATTTCTATAACTTAATTAAGCTAGCGAGAGATAACGAGTCAAGCGGTAAGCGAGACGTCTTTATCGCAAAGGACAGCAATTCAATTGCAAAATACGGATTGATACAATACTTTGAGGTAGTAGACAAAAAAACTGAGTCTGCTCAGGTTAAAAATAAAGCCGATATGCTCCTAGGCCTTTATAATAACGAGGCAGAAACTTTAACACTTAATTGCCTGGGCGACACCAGGGTAAGAGCCGGCTCTAGTTTCTATGCAAGAATTGAGGATATCGAGATGAACAAGCGGCTTATAGTAAAGTCGGTAACTCATGAGTTTCTACCTGTGCATACGATGCAGATCGAGGTGATGTTATGATAAATGAAATTAAGACCATTGTGAATAATTATCTGAGCAATATGAAGCTGTGCAGTATCGCTATAGGTACAGTTACAGATGATGGAATTCGGATTAATGAAAAGTTGTTGATACCCATTGAACTTGTCACCGGCAATCTGAAGACAGCATTGCAATCCGGTGATAGAGTTAGGTTGCTTCGGGATCATGGTGGTCAACAATACTTTATCCTGGAGGTGATCGTGACATGAGCTTAACTCCTGATTTAAACGTCACGCAGGATATAGAAACCTCGAGGACGTACAAATTATCAGAAAATGGATTTCAAGGCTCCACGGACAATCTAGAAGCACTACAACAGGCTATATATAAGATCCTTAATACCGAAAGGTATGAGTATCCGATATATAGTTTTTTTTATGGGATTCAGCTAGAAGATTTGATTGGGAAGAATCCGGATTACGTTAAAGCGGAGCTGAAGCGCCGGATTGTTGAATGCCTACTTAGTGATGAGCGAATCACCGATGTGCGCAATTTCAAATACACAATAACCGCCGACAATATGTTTTGCACTTTTGATGTACATAGTATATACGGCACGACGACTATCTCCAAGGAGGTGACGATCAATGTTTGAGGCTTTTACATTCGAAGCGATACTTAATGATATGCTCGGACGCGTTACGAGCGACGTAGACAAAAGAGAAGGATCGGTAATCTATGATGCACTTGCACCAGCCGCGCTTCACCTGGCAGATATATATTTTATCTTGGATACGGTTTTTGATTTAGTATCCGGAGATACGGCAATCGAAACATTCCTGGATAGAGTGGTTGCCGATCGCGGAGTCACCAGGAAGGCAGCGACAGCTGCGGTACGAAAGATCGTAACATCAGAACCGATCGATGTCGGAACCAGGTGGGCTATAAATGATATTGCATATTCTATCACTGAGTTAATATCTGAAAACATTTATTCTGCAACTTGCGAAGTCTCAGGCGAGATAGGCAATACATATTCCGGTGCACTGACGCCGATCGACAATGTATACGGAGTGACTGCAAGCATTACGGACATCATCACCGCAGGCGAAGATACGGAAACCGATGAAGAACTTAGAGAACGCTACTTTGCACAAGTTCGCTCTGCTGGTACATCTGGGAATAAATACGATTACCGTAACTGGGCTCTTGATGTACCAGGATGCGGAGATGCTAAGGTTTACCCTTTATGGGATGGACCGGGTACGGTTAAAGTACTCGTGATCGATGAGGATATGGCAATAGATCCTGCTCTGCCGGCTATAGTATCTGCCTATATCGAAACAGTACGCCCGATCGGAGCTATAGTCACGGTAGAAAGCCCGGTAAGTCTTACGATTAATATCACAGCCAATATCGTCCTGGATGGTACCAGAACATATGCTGATGTTGTATCTGGTTTCACTGCAATCCTTACAAATCACTTAAAGCAAACCGTCTTTGAGGTGTATAGTCTTAGCTATGCGAAGATAGGTAGCTTACTATTATCTGTACCTGGCGTGAATGATTATAACACGCTGCTCGTTAACGGCGGAACTGTCAATATCGCAATCGATGATACTGAAATGCCAATTGCCGGCACCATTACCTTGACGGAGGTGAGCTGATGGATTTAATGCAAATGCTTCCTCCGATTTATGATAACAATGTCTCCATGCAGGAGCTACAGGAAATCTTATCAGAGAAGATAACAACATTGGCCAGCGATTTAAACACTCTACTGGATGAATGTTTTATCGCGACAGCCTCACGCATGCTTAGTCGGTATGAAAAGATATACGACCTTAAAGTCGACACTAGTGTATCCAATGAGATCCGTCGAGAGCGGATACTGGCGAAAGCCAGGGGAATTGGCACGGTAACAAAGCAGATGATTGCGGATACGGCTTCCGCATACTCTGGAGGACAGGTTGAGGTTATTGAACATCCGGAAACAAACAGTTTCGTGGTTAGGTTTATCGGAGCGTATGGCATACCGGAAAACATGAATGATCTGACAATAACGATCGAGAAAATCAAGCCGGCACATCTGAGTTTTACATTTGAATACACCTACAGAAGATGGAGTGAGGTAGCTGGTTATCTCTGGAGTGAGGTAGCAAGCAAAACCTGGTATCAACTATCAACAGAATAGGAGATGAGTAAATGAAATATACACCGAATTACGGTTTTAAAATGCCGGAACCATTGATCGATAATGTTAATCCCGATGTGTTCAATGATAATTCAGAAATTATCGACACTGGACTTTCAGTATATGTTGGTGTTACTGCCGGATCCGGAAACGCATATGCGATCACATCGGACAAGATTGCTTCTCTTAATGCCGGTCTTGGTGTTTGTGTCAAGTTTCATGCTGCATCTACAGGAGCAAGCACATTAAACATCAATGAACTGGGTGCTAAAGCAATAAAGAAACCGAGCGGAAACGACGCACTTAATCTTAGTGCCGGTCTATATACATTAAGGTACGATGGCACAAATTTTATATTACAGGGTGAGGGAGCTTCTGGCGATGCCACTGCATCTGACCTCCTCCTGGGGAAAAAAGCAACAACAGATGCAGGAGAGATAACCGGTACGATGCCTGATAATGGGCCGGGATCGGCAGTTACTGTGGAGCTCAATAATCAAAATCAAGAATATACCATACTTGCTGGAAAACATTCCGGATTAAGAAAAATCAAAGCAGTCATAACCAATCTCGCTGCCAGCGTTATCAAGGCTGGGGTGACGGTAGGTGGAATCCTTGGGACGTTTACAAACGATGCTACAGCAATCGATAGCGATGTGTTAAGCGGTAAAACATACTACAGAATTGGCAATAAGGGAACAGGAAGTATACCAAGTAAATCAGCGCAGACATATAGCCCGAGTACCTCTGCTCAAGTAATTGGATTCGGACAGTATTTGAGCGGCAATCAAACAATTGCAGCAACGACGGGTACTGCTGCAGCCGGTGATTGTTTGGCGGGCAAGACATTTAATTCTGCCAATGGCATCGGCTTAACCGGATCAATGGCTAATCAAGGGGCAAAAGTCATTACCCCAAGCACGGTTAATCAGGCAATACCTGCAGGGTATCATAATGGCGGAGGCTATGTCGCTGGTGACGCTAACCTCACACCTGCAATGCTTCCAGAGTATTTGTCATTGTTTGGCGTGCAAGGCACAAGATCTTCAAAAAGGTTTGCTAGTGGAACCATAACCAGTACTATGAGTGGTGAGGTATTTGTTGGCCCTAATAACTCACATGCATTGTTTAAAGTAGTGGTATCAGGACTGTCATTTAAACCGTCTATAATAACAATAGTTCATTCTGATGTTTATAATGAGAAGACACAAGAGCGTTTAACAATATACAGAGCAGCAGGACAGATTATCGCAAACGAAGTTACCGTACTATTTATAGTATCAGATGGGTCTACCCCTAACATGTTCACTATTAATGGTGCTATAGCACCTGCATATGTTGTGAGTGGAGGCTTCTGTCTACCAACATATGCACAAGGACAGCCAGTAAATTGGGCTGCATGGGAATAAAGAAAGGATGGTACATTATGAGATGACTATTACAGTACCAATTTTGATATCAATCATAGCACTTATAACTACAATAATATCGGTGTCTTTTGCTATATACTTCGGGCTAAAGGGCTCAAAGAGAAATGATAGTGCCGATATCGAGAAAAAAGCCTACGAACAGGCAAATATAAATGTAAAGCTTGATCAGATCGGAGGCGATGTCAGAGATATTAAGTATGATATGACAGGTGTCAAGAAGGACTTTCAGCTACTCAGCGAACGGGTCGCTTTGACTGAAAGGGATATGGAAGTAGCTAATCGCAGAATAAAGGATTTAGAAGAAAGGTAAAGGTGAATTTATGGATTGGAATGAAATTATGATGACTCTTATCACTGCAGTAGTAATACCGGCGATTATTGTCTTGGGTAATATGCTTAAGAAATACATAGAGGCGAACATTAAGGATGACAAGGTACAGAAATATCTTATCATTGCCACCGACTGTGTTACCGATGCAGTGGCAGATGTAGCACAGACTATAGTAGATAAGGTTGCGGATGAGGAATGGAATGAGGATACCAAGAAAGCAGCGTTTGAAGTAGCCAAAGAAAAAGCTCTTCAACATTTAGGCATTACCGGTAAGACGCTCCTCGAGGAAGCTCTTGGGGATTTCGATGGGTGGATCAATTCGAAAATCGAAGCCGAGGTTAAAAGATTGGCGGTGAGCTAGATGAGTATTAAGATAGGACACGCCTCCATAGACGAGCGAGGAAAAATATCTGGAGGAAAAACCGGCGATCAAACCGCGAAAGAAATCTGCATTCGATATTGGTATAGTAAGCCATGGAATGTATACCTGGAATGCATCGATCAGATTCTGGCCAATAAAGCCGCAAAGTTCATGGAGCAGATATGCTCTAATTCTAATTACGGTTATGATCAGATCGAGAGATGGACTGGATACGCAGCCATAAAGAAGAATAAGAATAAAGTAGCTGGAGCGGTTGGGGAATTTGACTGTTCCAGCTTAATTATTACATGTTACATACTGGCCGGATTAGAAATGTCAGCTGATGGATATACTGGCAATCTCAGGGCGAAACTGCTTGCCACTGGTAAGTTTAAAGCATACTTGGATCCTACTCATCTTACATCTGATAAGCATGCTAAGCGCGGCGGAATCTATCTCAAAGAGGGTAGTCATGTTGTGATGGCGCTGGAAGATGGCCAGAGAGCGAAAAATCCATACAAGCAACCAACCGAGACCATTAAGCAAGGCATGGCCGGTGAAGGTGTTATGTGGGTACAGTGGGAATTGAGAGAAGCTGGTTATACCATTGTGAAAGTCAATGGATACGAGAAGGAGCTTAAGATTGATGGTGATTGCGGCTCGATAACCGATACGGGTATCAGAATGTATCAACACGATCATGGCTTGTCTGTAGATGGCAAAGTAGGACCTGCGACACGTAAGTCTATGATAGCAAATTAGGCTTGTCTGGCATCGTCCTGTAAGCAGATTTAAGCCGGAATTGAAAAGACGGTTATTTATACCTCTTAAATTAAAGCTGTCTCTATGGTCAAAATACGAGGTCGTTCAATTGTCAAAGTACAATCTATAATAAAAGTGGCGGCGCTTATCCACTCTGCCGTAGGGTTCCCGTGACCGGTCCGGATATATCGGATCGGTTTCGGCTGCCGCCCAGACAACCATCATCAGACGGGGCTATTGAATAATAATGGAAAACGTCTATGCATATATTCTGAAAAATCATCTTCCAATATATCGAATTCATCCCAGCAAGGTAAAATATGCGGGTGCATCCATTGCACAACTTCATATACTTTCTGATTTCTGTGTATTGCTTCCTCGCATGAGTCTACAATGTAGCCCCACTCGGATTCTTCTCGATTTCCTTTGTAGTTTTTATCAAGCATAACCGCATGAGACTTTAATGTCATTTGAGCTTTTCCGTACGCCCTTATTAAACATTTTTGGTAATTGTTCAACATAGGACTCCCTTCTCCGGTTTAAGGATGACCAGAAACCATGATGATTAATAATCGTTGTGTATTCCGTTTTCTAAGTTCTACGGATAAGATATATTACTAAGGCATGTTATTTTTCTTGTGTTATTTAATAATTTCATAAGATTTTCTCTTTTCCTGTCTGTGTTGAAAGAAATTACAATTTTATTTTCAATGATAATTTGATAATCTGTCTTCAATCCCTTGTTTTTGTTGTACATATCTTTAACCTCCATTTGATTTATTTTTTGTTCCATGATGTTATTATATATCTATATCCCCATAGATACAATCGGCATATTTCACAAAATATGTCCCCATAGATTATGCAATCTGTCTATATACCCATAGATGTATTTTTGATATACTGAAGCAAAGGAGTGATATCATGGCGAAGTATACAGAGGCACAGGCTCGGGCGGTAAAGAAGTATCTTGGGAATATTGGAGAAGCAAAGGTAAGAGCTCCAAAGGAAGATATGGATAGATACCGATCGGAAGCAGAGAAGGCAGGAATGAGTCTTAATCAGTTTTTTATAGAAGCTGCAGAAGAGAAGATATCCAGATCATAAGAATACCCCGGTCGATTTACTGGCCGGGGCGATCTTGACAATTCTTTTCATCGAAGTATTTTGGGATAGTAATATTTTAATATTTCTTACGGAAATTGTATAGTTGGCAGAGTGCTGATATATTGGGTAAAACTTATACAATATTGACATGATATCATTGTGCTTCATCACCGCTTATAGCCTTGTTATTTTCAAGTAAATCTTTGATTCTGCTTTTCAAAGCTTCATCATCTTCCAATTCGGGATCATCTTCAAACTCTATTTCCATATCAGGGGTCAATGTGCCGCCTCCGGTCGGAACATTATCACCATCTCCGGCAATATCGTTTTCATAAACAACCTCTGAATTTTCAATCATTTCTACATACTCAGGAGAACAATAATATTCGTCGTTCATATAGACTACATAACCATTAACAATGTTTTCAGCCAGCAGCTCGAGATTATCAGTACTATACAGAACCCATTCAGAATAGTCTTCTTCAATAGAAACAGTGCATGTAAATTTCTTTTTACCGGATTTGGCGGTAATCGTGACCTTGCCTCCGTTCAATGCTTTTAGCAAGCCGTACTTGCTGATTGTAGCAACATCTTTATCGCTGCTTGTCCACTTAATATCCTTATACTTGGACGGCAAGGTTAATTTAGCAGAGCCCCCTTCGGAAATATTAATTTTAGTGGTTGTGGAAACGTTATAAGTAGTGGCGGCGTAGGCATAAACCGGGATTAACGATACGCAGATTAGTATTAAGCATGAGAATATAAAATTTTTCATAGCGCGGACACCTCCTAAGTTATACCTGTTATTATTACCAATATTGACATTATAATACACATGTATAATTTTGTAAATCTGATTATTTTCAATAAAAAATAGCCAACACTCGATTCTGAGTACGGGCTATTTCCGCTTACTTACCAAGAACTGCTTATATCTTTCAACTTCTGCCTCTTCATCCATGGTTAGGCTCATGTCTTTATCTCCGACCAGCCATGAGAGAGATATTTCATAATAATCACACAGCTTAATAATTTTTGAGACAGGCATATCATGCATGCCTCTTTCGAACTTAGAATATGTGGTTTGATGTATGCCCAGATGCGCACTGATTTCGTCTTGAGATATATTTTTACTTACCCTGACCGTATATGCCCTATTTCCGGTTGTTACAGCATCGAATACCATAGTTTCACCTCTGGCAAATAATAACATGTTTAATTGCAATAAACAATAAATATTGACATAATATGCTATAGGTAATAGAATTAAGATGTACGGAATAAAATGTTGCTCGAGATGGACATGGTATGACGATCTGGTTTGATATAATTGTAACATAAATTCGGCTAAACAGTGCAAATGTACTAATAATAACATGATTATGTCACGATTTTGCCACAATTAAGGAATATTTTACCTTTATAGACTCAAATAGTTCAGCATATTCCCCTATCTGAATCCTGAGTCTTTATCTTACCTTTTTGCCTTGCTAGCAAAAAGTTTACATATTTTATACCTTTTCTCGCCGTGACCAACACACGACATTATATAGACGATACTTTACAACAGTGAAGCTTTTTATTGCTAAGGGGGCATTTTAGTGAATAGGGACTACGAGGAATATGTAGCAAAAAGATGTGAGAAGGCATTAATTAGAAACAAAGAGTACAGAATGTTGCAAAAACAACTTATCGAGGCCTTAAAAAACAACGACATAGGCAAATACAGTGAGATTAATATATCAATGCAAGTACTTGTAGAGAAAATTTGCTATCAAGCATGTGCCATGGATATGCTGGGAATCGCAATTGATAGTAATTCTTAAATTTATAACCCAGGACATGCTGTTTATCCTGGGTTATTATTTTACATAAGACTTGATTACAAAACGGTACGGTTCAGCTCCACTCTGTGTATCCACTTCCGAGATGACATCATTTTTGTCTGGATACACAATAACTTTTTTAATATAAGTTCTGATGATGCGTCGCTGCTCTTCAGGACTTTTATTTTTTATCCTTCTGTTCTTGCTATAATGTC